TGTTATAATAGGCCCCCCTCCCCCCCCCACCATAAAGAAACTCTTTAGAGATACCCCACTTACGACCGAAAAAACAAACTAAAGTATGTACAGAATACGGGGTCAAGCTTTACTACTCACTTACTCACAAACCTCATTAGATCAAAACGACTTAGCCGCTTTTCATCATGAACAACTTCCCATTAGCTATTACCTACTCGCCAATGAAACTCACCAAGACAACGGACGTCATTATCACGTCTACTTGGAAACCGAAAAACGCTTTGACATTACCAATGTGCGTAGATTTGACTTCGGAGGAGAACATCCTAATACACAAGTGCCCAGAAATCGAGAAGCAACAATCAACTATTGCAAAAAAGAAGGCGACTACTGGGAACTCGGTAGACCTGCTACGAATGCGTCCAGGCAACAACACTTATGCGAAGAAACTACTTTTTCAACAGGGGATTGTAGGAACTTTGAAAAAGAAATAGATTGGATAGATCATTGTATAACTAATAAAATCCAATTTGGCTATTGTGCACGAATATGGGCATTACATAATATAAAGCCTCTTAAATACATAACTAACGACTCCATATTTAATGGAGTAGTCACTCATCCAACGCTTATGCTTCCTATCCAACCCGACCCTGCAAAAGCTACTGTAGTAATAGGGCCAACTGGAGTCGGCAAAACGGTATGGGCCAAAAGAAATTCAATTAAACCGGCCTTGCTAATAAGGCACTTAGAAGACCTAAAAACGGTAGACTGGTCCTACCTTAAAACAATCATCTTTGACGACATGCTATTTAGGCACTGGCCACTACAAACACAAATTCACTTGTTGGACTGGGATGAAGACTCATCAATACACGCCCGATATGGTAACATAACCATACCAGCAAACACACATAAAATATTTACTTGTAACGAAGATCCTTTCATTGATCATGAGGCTATTTTTAGACGTATACATGTATATAGACTAAGCGTTACCGATTAAAGCATCGGAACCAGTTCTTGTCTGAATAACCTTTGATGTCGTAGTAACTTCCCAAGCAATATTTATACTAGAAACAGGTGAACCCGAAGTTGTATTCGGGAAACCACGTAACTTAATAAATATAATCTGAGACAAACCTTTCAGATACCACTTCTGAACATCATTATAACTGGTTGTAGCACCATTACTAAATATCTCTAGTCCTAATCGTGATGCATTAAGCATTTTCTGACCAACAGAATCCCTTTCCATATACGTATCTGCAGGAGCCATCTTCACTGTCCTAACCTTCTTGACAATAAACTGTCTCATTAGGTTCCTATTCAAAAAAGGGGTCCATCCTAAACTATTTATAGTAGGAACAGCATCACCATCCGGATCGCCCAAGGCATCACTAGGATACTGTGAATCAACATAGTTCGCGAATATATTGCCATTACTGGGAGACGGTGTTGCGATACTCATCTCCTTACAAGTAACGTCCCTTCTTGGCATAATATGATATATTTCTACCTCAACATTGGTAGTTCCAACATTGGTTATATACCACTTCAAATTAAAATTCTTCAGCGCCATTGTAAAATCACGCATAGTAGCGGTTGATGCACTAGGAGGTAATTGGGTCCTTAATATCTGATACAATTCCACTCCATTACATAAATCAAGACTAGACCAAGCCTGTGAACCGGCAGTGGTTGTCAAGCCAAAAGCATTTCCTGCTAAAGTGTTCTGAGCATTCTGAAGCTTCATGGACTGATGGAGAAATTTTCCGAACTTTCGCTTCCCAAACTTTGATCGAGAGCGTGACACTCCGCGCTTGCGGTAAGAGACCTTGCTAGTGTAAGTAGTACCGTAAAGTGGAGCCGAGTCCATTTTAGAGTTTGACTTCCCCATGGAGCTTCCCTTTCCACGGCGGCCAAACGATTTATATGATCTAGAAGCTCGCTTAAGTGCCATGTCTCCCATGTGTGCCATTGCTCGCAACCCAATGGGTCCAAACATTCTCCTGGGCCTATATGACGATACTCCATTTCTTCTAGTTATTGTACTAGGCATACCGATTCCTCCCCTACCGCTACGCCCCAAACCTGGAGAGAATCTAACTGACACTGCCTTTTTATATCCCGCGACCACACCCTGACGTCATTACTCCTTTCGACGGGGTACTGCGCGCCTCCACTACGACTCACGTCGTAGATGTCGGCTTACTACTAACATCCTGAGTCTCGGAAATGCGGTTCGAACCAATCCACACCCTGCCGTGGATCAAACCCACAAGTGAAAAAAACACCCGAGGGGGGCCTGCAA